GTCGGCCTCATGTGCGAGCCGTCGACGGTGACGAGCGGCGTGTCCCTGCCGGTCGGCGCGAGGTACCGGTCCTGCCATGCCGCGTGCGCGCGGATCGTCGCGAGGTCGTCGCCCGTCACCGAGACGTTGCGCCTGCTCGAGGCGGTCTTCGGCCTCTGCCTGCGCACGACGCCCGCCCCCGACACCTCGACGCAGGTCGAGCTCACGGAGACGATCCCCCGGCGCTGCACGTCGCGCCTGCGCAGCGCGCACACCTCGCCCACGCGCAGCCCCGTGTGGAGCGAGACCCACGCCGCCATGGCGACGTTGCGCCGGCGCACCCCGACCGCCCCGACGGGGTCGCCGCCGTCGAGCACGGAGCGGAGCGCCGCCTCGAGCCGTGCGAAGTCGCCCTCGTCGTAGGCGGTCGCCGGGGCCGCACCGACGCGCGGCGAGTCGATGGCCGCCGCGGGGTTCGACGACGCGACCCCGACCGAGCACATCCACCCCCACGCCCCCCTGAGGAACCAGTGGCAACCGGCCACGGTCTGCGGGGAGAGCGGGCTCCCGTCCCGCGAGCCGCGGGCGAGCAGCTCGTCCCTGAGCCTCGCCAGGTCCATCGGCTCGACCGAGTCGGCACGCTCGCGGCCCAGGGCGGGCGAGACGTAGAGCCTGGCGTAGCCGCGATAGGTCCTGCAGGTGTTCGGGCTCGCCCCCGCGGCCTCGAGCGACCGCACGTACGCCTCGAGCACATCCGCGACCTTGGGTGACGTCCCGAGCCTCGCCGCCCCCTCGACCGTGGCGAGCCACTCCGCGGCGAGGGCGAGGGCCTCCTCGTCGGTGGACGCGGCGGGGAACCTCCGGTATGGCCTGAGCGGGCGACCGGTGACCCGGTTGACGCCGAGGTACGGCTGCACGTAGCGGATCCCGTCCCTGTCGTGCTTGACGACGAGCCGGACGTTCGCATCCCCGTCCTTCGTCACTCGAGTTTTCGACATTTTCCGGTTCCCCTCTCACAAGCGAGGTTGGAGTTCTTATCTAATTCCTATTACTTAACATCTAAGGGTTTGGGGTGGCCTTGGGTGCCCGATTGGGTACCCCAGTGGGTTTCTACGCAGCTCAGATGGCGTGCAAGCCGCCCTTCTTGCCGTTCTTGCGGTTCGCTCGGCACCTTGCCTGGTACGCCTGGACCTGCTCCCACACCCCACTGTCGAAGACCGTCCCCCGCGTCCTCAGCATCTCGGGGTCGATGCAGTCCTCCTCGGACAGGAACTCCAGGAACTGCGCGCACTTGGGTGCACTCATGCCGAGGGACGACGCCAGCGACTGGAGCTGCCAGCGCTCGCCCACCGGGATCGTGGCACCCGGGGCGTTGGCGAGAAGCTGGCGCAGACCGACGAGGCGACCGTACCCGGCCCACCCGAACCTCCCCAGCACCGCCTTGACGCGGGTGTCGTACGTGACCTCGCGCGACCCCACCCTCAGCCATCGTGGGTACATCTCGTCGACGTCGGTCATCCCAGCGCCTCCCCCAGGCCGATGACCGGTATCCCGCACTCGTGCGCGACCGCGACCTCCAGCGACGAGCCGCGGCTGTCCCTCCACCCCGGCAGCACCACGACGGCGTCGGCGAAGATCGTCGTGGCGCCCGCCGGGCGCATGCCGTCCCACCCGTCGAGCATCGACGTCACGTCGATGGCGAGGCACTCGCGCTCCGTGAGCCCGTCCTCGTGCTCCGTGGAGGCGAACGGGAGCAGCCGGCACGGGTTCCAGACCTCGTGTCCGAGGGCCCGCAGCGCGTCCTCCGCGCGGTCGAACGCGGGCTTGTTGTGGCCGTCGACCCCTCGCATGGGACCGCTCAGGAAGACCCTCACGACGCATCGCCTCCCTCGTCTCCGCCGACGTGGCACATCGCGCGCAGGAACCGGTCGTCGTCGGTCGGCCGCCATCCGTCGGTGACCATGGCGTCGTACAGCCTGGCGTACCTGTCGGCGAGGATGCCCTCGACCGTCGGCCTTGCGTACCAGCTCGCGTACAGGCCGTCGCACGACCACAGGCACCCGAGCGTCTGCATGACCTCGTACAGGCTCGCCGTCCGGTCGCCCATGTAGGCGTCGAGCGCGTCGTCCGGACCGACCGGGGACGGTATCCCCTCGAGACCCTCCTCGTTCCTTCCCTCGACCATGTCCTTGTCATGCCTCCACGCGAGCACGAGCGACGCCAGTCCCGCGCGGGACCCGCCGACCCCGTACGACTCCGAGAGCGCGTGCCGCGCCATGCGCGAGAAGCTCGCCAGGTACAGCGCCGCGTGCGTCGCCTTGTCATGCCTCCACGACGCCTCCTGCCCCGTCTCCCCGCGCCTTCCGGGGACCGCGACCGAACTCGGGTCGATGGGGCCGTGGGCGTCGACGTAGACCTCGTATCCGCTCCCGACGTCCCCGTGGCGGAACGCGACGAGGTCGCCCTCCGTACCGCGGGCCGCGAGCCGCGCGGCGGCCGCCTTCGACGAGACGAGGTCCACGAACGAGAGGCCCCTCTCGAGCGCCGTGCTCCCGTACGGTGCGCCACCGTCGCGGAACTCGACGCCCCCGGGCATGGCGGCCCTGATCGCGGCGTCCTTGGCCGAGCGCCTGTGCTCGTCGCGGATCCTCATGGCCTCTCGCTCGGGCGTGTCCCACTCGGACCCCTCGGCCTCGATGACGCGCCTGCGCTCCGCCGGGTCGTCGAACTCCCCGGCGATGACGAGGGCGTCGAGGCTCGCCTGGTCGGCCCCGTCATCCGACGCCGCGCGCCGCGCCCTGGCGACGTCCTCGCGCCTCCGGCGGGTGGCCTTGGCCACGACCGCCTCGTCGACGTCGAGCATGAGCGCGCGCTGGAACCCACGGGCCGCCTCGACGGGCGAGAGCGTGCGCTTGTCGTCGGTCGCGAGCATGGCCACGGCCTCGTCGGCCGCATCGTAGGACCTGAAGCAGAGGACGTCGACGAGGTTCGAGGAGCCCTCTCCGTAGAGGCTCCAGAGCGCGCGCACGCGCCTCTCGCCGTCGACCACGCGGTAGGTCTGCCTGCCGTCCGGGTCCGTGCCGTCGGCGACCACGACCGGCGGGTTGAGCGGCTGGCCCCCCGTGGCCTCGATGCTCCTCGCCAGCGCGGCGACGTCCCCCATGTCCTGACGCGGGTTGGTCTCGCTGAGGCGTATCGACCTTAGCGGGACCGCTGCCTTGTAGCTGTCCATCACCTTTCTCCCTTCCATGGCTCTCTCCGGTAGTGGCATCCCTCCAGGCCCATCGCCCGCAGGTCCGCGAGGACGCGCGCCTTGACGGCGTCCTCGTCCCTGGGCGGGCACGCGACGGCGAAGGTGAGCAGCACCGCGTCACCCGAGGGCGGCTCGGGTATCCCCGCCGCCCGGCGGTACTCGCTGAACCCCATGGTGCTGTGGGTGTCGATGAGCGGCTTCCGTCCCATGGCGCACCCCCTAGAGGCATCCGAGGAACAGGAGCGCGAAGACGGCCAGGGCGCCGAGCGCCGCCTCGACCGTGACCCGGACCTGCTCGCGCAGCCAGTCGGCGTCATGCCCCATGGGCGTCGCCTCCCATCCGCCACGCGAGGGCCGAGTCGAGCGCCGCCCTCAGCACGCGGACCTCCCGCCTGTCGGCGTCATGCTGGGACCGCATCGCCCTCGCCCTGTCGGCGGCCCGCCCGCGTTCGAGCTCGATCCGCGCGACCTGTGACTCGAGCTCACGGACGCGCCTCGCGTACTCCCTGCGATCACCCATGACCTCGAGGACGCCCTCGGAGACGGGCGATGCGCAGCGTGTCGTGGCGTCCAGCTCGTCCTCGTACCCAAGCGCCCTGGCCACCTCGTCCAACCTGTGCTGCAGGTCCTCGCAGCGCCTGCTCAGACCGTTCCGCTCCGTCAGCCATGCGTCTCCGATGCGGGCGCACCAGCCTGCCAGGTCCTCGCCATCGTCACGGGACCCCGGGTACCCGAGCAGCTCGTCGAGAGGATCCGTCTCCTCGCTCATGCTCTTCCTCTCCTCGCCTTGAAGATCCTGACCGCCCTCATGAGGTTCGCGTAGCATCCCTGGCACAGGTACGCCCTGTCCGCCCCGGCGGCGACGTACCGCCGCACCGGCGCGATCTCCCACCACTGCGACCCGACCGGTGACTCGGAAGACCACGCGCCGCAGATCTCGCAGCGGTGGTCCCTCCCGTCACGGCGGGCGCGACTCCCGGTCACACCGCCACCGCGGCGCCAGCCGCCATCGCGACGGCACCGTCCATGGCTGGGATCACCCAGAGCCACAGGACGGCGGCAAATGCGATCATCCCGACGAGCAGACCGATCAGCACGCCGCACAGCAGCGCGTCGGAGACTCGTGGTACGCTTGCCAAGGCCGACTGGCCGTTCCGGGCGTCGATGCTGTCCAAGGCCGCGCCCGGTTCTTTCATATGTGTGCACTTCGTGTTCACTCTCTCGCTCTCTTCCGCGTTTCCGCTGGTAGCCTGCTGTTTTCATTTTTCTTTCATTTGTTTGGTCCTTTTTTTGGCCCGCGACTTGCGCGCGTAGAGCGCCTGGCGGGCCTTCCTCTCCTCCTCGATCCTCTTCGATTCCTCCTGGACGTCGCGGACCTCCTCGGCCATTCGCTCGCGCCGGGTCGACATGGTGCAGACCGAGCACCATCCCGTGCGGCTCGAGAGCGGCCTCGAGGTGCGGCGGCCGCACCTGGGGCATAGCCACCACCTCCTGAGCGAGATCCCGTACCGGTATGCCTGCATCTCGACGGCCGTGCTCGACCTTCCGAGCTCGTCGGCTATCGACTTCGCCCCGTCCCCGGCGTGCTCCTCGAGGTACTCGACCTCGCGGGTGGTCCATCTCATCGCGTCGGCTTCCCCGCCTCGAGCCACTTGCGGTACAGCTCCATGAGGATCGAGCCCATCCTCTCCAGTCGCAGCTCGCTCTCGGTGTATTCCGCACTCGTCTTCTCGCTCACCTGGCACCTCTTCCAACCCATCCGATCCGGAGCACAGCGACTGGCAGGGGTATCGAGCCCTCCCCCTCTTCCACGCGTCACGTCCCTCCGTATGTCACCATTGCCCTCGTGCACCGAATACCGGCAGGCGTGGTGCCCGGACATGGGTGATTCGTTGTCCGACATCGCGAAGAACGTCAGCAAGGTCGGGGAGAACATCACGAGTGCCACGGCGATACAGGCCATCGATCTCCTCGGTGACGACGAGATCGAAGAGCTGAGACTCCTGATAACCCATGACGATGAGATCCGGGACTTCTCACAAAACAGAATCGCCGAGAAGCCCGAGGTGAGGGGCATGTACGAACAGCTCTCCGACCTCGGATTGCTTCTTGCGCCACAACTCGCCGGAGGAGACATCATTGTTTTCGCGGTGTCCCCGAAGGTTGCATGGGCAATCGGACGTCACGACCGACATGTCGAGGACGAGAGGAAGAGGAAGCACAGGGAGCTGAGAAGGGAGCTCCTCGGATACCTCATCCAGGCCTCGTTCATCGTCCTTGGATGGCTCCTTGGTAGGATTGGCTAATGCCCTACCGTCTTTGACATGACACCCAAAAGAAACCCGACCACCAACGAGATGATTGCCTTCGCAACGAGGGCCATCATCTCGTCCCTTGACCAGTCCTCGAATGGCTTCTTCATGCGCAGCTCCTTTCCCGGGCGCCGCGCCTGCCAGTATTCGGTTGTCAAAGTGCCTTCGTGCCTAGCCCACGTTCACTGACCTCCGAACGGGCTTCGCTGGAACGGCCACGGGCCGTAGAATCTCCCGTGAGGGAGGTGATAGACATGGACAGCATTCTCAAGAAGATGGCGCTCAAGCAAGCGGTCGAGCTCACCCAGCACGCCGTCGACGCGACGGTCGGCGGAGCGCAGGCAATTTTCAGCCCAGAGGCGACGGTCGAGTATCTCGACACCCTCTACAAGAAGCTCTGTACGATGCACGAAGACGCCGAAAAGAACGACTAGATGAGAAGCTTCGCGGCCTCGACGGCAGCCCTCACCTCGTCCGGGGTCGCGGAGCCCTCCTTGTATCTATCCTTCGCCGTCTTCACGATCTCGATCAGGTATTTCCGAACCTCTTCGCGCTGATCGCTATTCATCGGCGGCCTCCAATCCCCCCCCGAGGCCGTCCCAGCGAAACCCATCCGGTTGTCAAGGTGCCTTCGTACCTGGACCGTCCCGTTATCCCGTGATGCTCGTGAGCCCCGCGAGCACGTCGAGCGAGCAGCCCAGCGCGTCCGCGAGCTTGCAAGCCGCGTCGAGGCTCGGTCCGTTCGTCTCGCTCTCGTAGCGGGCGATGGAGTTCACGTTCACCCCCGACGCGGCGGCGAGCTGCTCCTGCGTCATGTCGCGCTCGGCGCGCAGCGCGGCGAGGCGGTTCGAGAACGCGCGCCTGTCCAGTCCCCTCATCTACCTGTCACCTCCCTTTCGCATCCAGGGCCCGATGCAGCCCGCGCCGAACCCGAGCAGCAGGCACGCGTAGAGGAAGAGCCCCTCGCGCGGTCCCTCGGGCAGCAGGGTCGAGACGATGGCGAGCAGCGTCCCTCCCACGACGTACGGCAACGGTCTCATGTGGCCTCCAGACGGTAAAACTTGAACTCTCTGTTCAAGCTAAGACTCAGAATAGGTACCTTCGTGCACGGACTGTCCTGTTAAAGTTAATCTAATCAACCTTAAGCGGCAAAAAAATATCACTTACCTCGCAGCCGAGGAACCTACATACCGCCCGTGCCTGGTCAATGCTCATGGAACCCTGTTTGTCCTCATAAGACGAGTACGTTTGCCGTGTTACACCGAGATAATCCGCAACGGCCTGAAGCTTGACGCCCTTCCTCTCTCGGTATTCTTTCAACGTCTCCATATCCCTCCCTTCGACACCGTTGATGTTAAACAACCAACATTGTCTTGTCAAGTAAATACCTAGAATGTATTCGAACACGTGAGGTAGACATGAGTATTGCTGAGAACATCAAGCGATTCCGCACCCAAGCAGGATGGACGCAAGAGCAACTCGCCGAGAAAGTCGACGTAACAAGACCAACCGTTACCCAATGGGAGACAGGCTGGTCACAGCCGCGCATGGGGGCCGTGGAGAGACTGGCGAAGGCATTCGGTGTCGACGTCTCCGCAATCGTCTCCGATGAGAACCACATCCCCGGCGCCCGTCCCATCAGGGCCAGCCGCCGCGCCACCGTGCCGCTGCGCCGCGTGGGGAAGGTGCACGCCGGCTCCCTTGAGGACGAGGAGCTGCTCGACGGCGAGGTCGAGGTGCCGGCGGACGTGGCCGAGGCGCACCCCAGGGCCGTGGCCATGCTCGTCGAGGGTGACTGCATGGACGAGCTCGTGCCCGAGGGCTGCCACGTGCTCGTCGACCCGACGATGACCGACCCGCACGACCGCTCGGTGGTGGTCATCGAGACCGAGGACTACGAGGCGACCATGCGCGAGTGGCGCGTGGTGGGCCAGACGCTCGTGCTCGTGGCCAGGAGCCACGGGACCCACGAGGACATGGTGTTCACGGACGACCGCCCGGTCAGGGTGCTGGGCACGGTCGTCTGGTTCCAGTCGGCGGGACAGATGGAGTAGGGAATTCGTAGATGGTGTCGTGGGGGTTGTAGATACCGTCGCGTGGGCACTGACGGCAGAAGGGGCAGAAAAATGCTTTCTGTTTTTAAAAAGTTAAAGCTTATCGAGCAAAGCCTTCCACCGTGGTTCTTCAGCATGCTATTTGGGACTATTGCTGTTTTAATAGCAATTATCCCTTGGCTAGTTTCTATGATGACCGTTTTTGATTCCCTGCTCAGCTGGCTTTTGCTCCCCTCCGTAGTCCTATCTGCCGGCATTGTAATCGATGTAATCCGCTTGCGTCTGCGTAACGGACGACACGAAGCAGGGGATGCTAAATCAGAAAAGGGCATTTCCAAAAATGGAGAAGGAGAATCGGTAACCGGAAAAATCACAAAAGAAATCATCGGCTATGCCAGGGAACCGCAAACAATCTACGCGGTCATGCTTACGGGAGGATGGGGGGTAGGTAAGACCTACTACGTTGAGGAAGTGCTAAAGCCTAAACTTGAGAAGGAAGGAATCAAAGTCATCCGGTGTTCCTGTTTTGGTGTTAGATCCGTCAAGACCCTACAGAAGAAAATTCTCGGGGCTGTATTGCCTCTGATGTCGGAGGACTCAACTGCGGGGCGAGTTTCTAATACTATCTCTGATATCACCTCTGTTTTGCATAAGACTGTGGAGAAGGTACCTGAGATTCACTTGGACACGGCTGTTCTTGCTCCAGAATTCCTCAAACGCTTTGACAGTCTAATTGTCATCGATGACTTTGAGCGGTGTTCTGCTTCCATATTATCTGATGTAATCGGGTACCTGAACGATCTTGTCGAGAACCAAGGTAAGAAGGTTCTCATTGTTGCAAACGAAGATACGCTCAAAGAGCGCCTAGATAAAGGTGGAGCTTCGAAGGCGAAAGGGCGGTTTACCTACGACGAGCTAAAGGAGAAGGTCGTCTGGAAGACCTACAAGTATGTCCCGCCATTTCTGGAGCAGTTTGAGAGCGCTCTCGGGGACATTATTATCGATGATGGTGCCGATTTCAGAGAGCGGACGTCTGCCGCGTTAGAAACACGTTGGAAGAGCTGGGAGACGGGAAGAGCTGTCAACTTCAGAGCTCTTCTGAAGTCGAAGAGCCTGTTGCACGATGTCTGCACGACGGATTTTATTAGGGAAGACGGTAAGGACAAGCACACGGACGAGATACTTGCCGACGTGATTAGGTACTCCATACGTTGTGCCGAGAACAACCCTCCAGAGGATCCGAGAGCAAAGAAGAGAAGTCAGGACGGACAAGAAGATGACTTCATCAGAGATGCCCTCGAGGCAAGTATGAATGGTCGCCAGTCTGATCGCGATCGATATGACGCCCTGACATTTATTGGAGAGTTTTTTTCTGACAGCAATCGGTCCGTTGGAGATATCGAAGACTGTCTTGAAGGCTATCAAGTCTCGTTCTATCCATTGACTAGGCTGGGGATGAGAGCTTCAGAGATCCTTCAATCTGCTTCTCCCCTGGACTCTAGCGACGACGAGAACCGAGAAAAGCTTGGAGTCCTTTGCCAGGCCGTCAAAGAGAATGTTTTAGGATATCCGAAGCTCATCAATCTTCTCGATCGCATCTTGTATTTCACAGACATGGGTTATACGACCGAGGAGAACGCGACGTTTGACCAGGTTAAAGGTGAAGCGCTCAGGCTGGCTACGAATGATCCTAAAGTGGCACTTCATGAAATTGAGCTTGCGATCGATTTCTATCGTGGAGAGACTAATCCACATGCACAAACCATGCTACGGGTCATGAACGAGCTCTCAGACCGAGCTCGTGAAGCACTAGCCAAGCGTGAGGACGATGCATGGGCAATGGTGCTTAGTCGTGATACGGGAGATGGCAAGGAGATTGACGCATGGCGCAGGGAGTATTCCAGTGGTACGCACCTGGGGTCGTTCTCTGGCAATGCGGTCACCCAGTTCATATCTACGACTAGCGACTTTTGTGGTAAGGCGGAGAATTCTGGTTTGTATGCCTTGGAAGCCCTTCTGCATGAGATTGCAGAGCAAGTGCCTGCGGAGAGTCCGGTTGATTTCGGAAGTTGCGTTGAAGAAGCGACGTCTGGCATCAGAAAACTTAGAGACAGCGCAGAACGGGCAAGAAGGGCGAACCTTGATTTCGTCATAGAAGATCTAGAGAAGCTTGCCAAGATCTATGCGGAATCGGGAGGGAGCACAAAAATAGTAACAACTATCGGTCCTCCCAGTAAGGATGAGTCTATCTAGTAATGTAAAACTGCCCTCGTCCGGTTGCGCCCGGGCGGGGGCACGACAACACACTGATGGAGACGGTTGTCATGGCATATTCTAGCAGCAAGTACGACCCGCTGGGAAGCGCATGGGGGCGAAGACACGGCATATCGGGCAGCATGTTCCGTCTAGAGAAGCGCACCTGTGAGGTTTGCGACGATGCCGTCACCATCGATGAGGACCTTGGCCGCCGCCCTCATCACCTCGGGTCCTCAGTCATCCAGGCTTGGGTCCCCCGCCAGGTCAATCGAACGATTGAGGTGATTGCCGCATGCCGGTGAGGACTGCCGTCATCTACGCTCGCTTCTCGTGCTCGAAGCAACGCGAGGCGTCGATCGAGGACCAGCTGAGGGTATGCCGCGACTGGTGCGGGCGAGAGGGATACGCGGTCGTCGCAGAGTACGCCGACCATGCCCTCAGCGGCCGCACCGATGACCGGCCGAAGTTCCAGGAGATGATCGCGAACGCCGGGGAGAGCGAGATCGTCCTCGTCTACATGATGGACCGCTTCAGCCGCGACGCTTTCGACGCGCCGATCTACAAGCGCGAGCTCGCGAAGCACGGTGTGAGGTTGGTCTCCGCCCTCGAGGCCATCCCTGACTCCCCCGAGGGCATCATCTACGAGAAGCTCCTCGAGGGAATCGCCGCCTGCGAGTCCGCGAAGACCTCCGTGCGCACGAAGCGCGGCATGGAGGGCAACGCACTCAAGTGCATGGACAACGGCGTGAGGGTCTATGGGTACCACCCTGACTCCGACGGTCACTACCAGATCGTGCCCGGCGAGGCGGAGATCGTCCGCGAGGCGTTCGGTAGGCGGATCGCCGGCGAGACGTGCGGGTCGATAGCCGAGGATCTCGCCCAGCGGGGCGTAAGGACCTATACCGGAAGGCCCTGCGGGTACACCATGGTCTACAAGATGCTCCAGAACGAGAAGTATCGCGGCATCTACATCTTCGGCAACGTTCGACGGGAGGGCGGCATGCCCAGGATCATCGACGACGGGACGTTCGACCGCGCACAGCACGTCCAGGGCAAGAAGCAGCGCGCCGACGAGGACTGGGGCGACTTCGTCCTGTCCGGGCGCGTGATCTGCTCCGCGTGCGGGCGCACGATGCCGGGCGTCTCGGGGCGCAGCCACACCGGGGCAAAGCACGAGTACTACGGCTGCAAGCACTGCGACATGAAGGCGGTGAGGCGCGACTGGCTCGAAGGGGAGACCGTCGAGGCCCTCCGCACCATCCTGAGCGACCGCGACGAGGCCCTCAGGATAGCCCAGATGGTCGTGGACTCCCAGACCGACCACTTGGCCGACGAGGAGAGGAAGCGCGCCACAGCGGCGCTCAGATCCGCGGAGAACGGCATGAGGAACCTCCTTGCCGCAGTCGAGCAGGGAATCATGGTACCCGGGACGAAGGAGCGCATAGGACAGCTCAAGGAGCAGCAGGCCCGTGCCAGGCGTGACCTCGAGTCCCTCGACGCATGCAAGCTGGACGCCGTGGTCTTCGCCGACTTCCTCCAGTCGGGAACCCTTCTGGATGACCGCTCCCTGCTCGACGCCTTCGTGTATCAGGCTCTCGTGTCCGAGGAGTGCGTGCTGGTCACGCTCAACTACGACGACAGAAAATTAGAACCCGCGAGAGTCAGCCTCTCACGGGTTCTAACAGATTGTGTATGGCTCCCCAGTGGCCACAACGGTAGAACCTATTTGACCTGCAAGAACGGGCGTCTCCTGATCAGAATCTCTCGTCCAGCCTAACAGAGCCAGATGCCTCTAGAGCGGCAGGGGGAAACACTGGTTCGTGGTGAGGAAGAAGTAGCGGCATCTGTTCCATAGTTGTAGTTACTTCAGTTATGCAAAAGGTTATCATCTACAAACGAGTGTATCCATCTCATTGCCTCGTGAGCAGCGGCTATAGGAGACTTCCCGTCAAGATGTTCTCTATAATTTGAAAGGGCACAATCAGTTAGCCTTGATTGCTCGCCACGACGCGTATAAGAGGCAGCTATTTCGTCAGCAGAGATGACCTCGCCTCCAAAATTGAGTGGAAACACGAGCCCTTTTCCTTCAGGGCCAAACGACAACCCAACACCTTTTGAGGTAAAGAGAGAGTCTCCATGGCGAGACTCGTCGTATAGGGTTTTAAGTGCACAGATGACCCCACAACCATCAGACCTACGGTTCCGCTGCTCTAAGTACTCGTTTGCACCGTTCTCTTTTCCACATAGCACAGTGAGGTCTGAATCTGTTATACAAATCCAATGCAGGAACATCGGGAGAACTCGCGATGTCTCCTCCCGATCACCATAGGCTTTTTGGAGCTCATCAAGGCATAGGTCGCAGTTTGTAAGGTCGCGCTTTAGTCTGCTGTTGTCTATCGTATAACCCTTTTTGCTAGCCATCTGGACATCACTTGTCTCCCAAGTACTGCTCCCCTTTGGTAGCAGGCAATCTATGCGACGCCGCAAGCTACTTGTACCCCTGTTCCACTTCGCTTTGTGCTTTGTCCCAGACTTGTCTCCCCTCGTCTATCTGTGCGCATAGCTCGGGGTTAACTGTTCGCGGTCTGATGCTCTCGATGTCAGGTATTTCTTGTTTGGAAAACACGTAGCGGAAGGCATTTCTGATGATTATCGTGCGTAAAACAGACACCGTGCTCTCATCGAAGCTGACGTTGTCAATCTCTTCCTTGCCGCATCCAACCTTAGTAAACAGGAGATGATGCGAGGTCAGTGGCATGAAAATGATCGTGTCTGGTATGCCAACTGGCGTGTTTAATGCCAAGCTGCCATCCTGTCGCATGCAAAATGAAACGACCGGGTTATCACTCGTCGGGAGCATGGATGTACAGCGAAGTGATGCTACTCGCCATGCATAGCCGTGTAGCGCCTCATTGACTGGTCCTTTGAGGAAGTGTCCGATTGAGTATTGGTAGGATTGCCTTCCTACGGCCATGCGAAGCTCGGCGCAACGTTCCTCTCGGTCGATGCTTACCTTGAACGGCACCGGAGGGAAGGGGGCCTGAGGCATACAGGTCGGTTTCTTCTTCAGCAACTCGTCTCGTGATAGCCCCTCTGCCTCCTTGACCACCGATTCAAACGTTGGACCAGCGACTTTCTTTAGTATTTCTGACACCCTCTCGAACCACGCCGGCGTCCTGACGGCTTGCAGCACGAGGTAATCCACGAGTATGCCCATCTCTCCATCGGAGATGGCGGCATCTGCAATGACCTTCTTGAAGACCTCCTTGACTGGGCTCTCATACTTGTTGGAAAACTCGTCTTCGATGGCATCGTCGGCACTACCGCCATTGTGCTGCGTGTAGAGGTCGCGCTGGCAAGCAATGCCCTTTATGGGTGCTTCGCGCCAGGCTTTCACGTTTTTGTGGGCTACCAATAGATCGTGGGTGAGGATGGTATTTCTATTGTTCGACCAGTACTTGAGATAGAACTGGGGGACGTAATGGTTGTCGTGTGTGGTCTGACCCATCGTGTCAGCAGCTCCAATACGCTTGGTGTGAAAGTCTCAAACCGAACGCCCCGGCTGCCATCCATCTTTTGCAGCCGGGGCGTAGGGACTTACCTGACCTCGTACTGCTCGAACACCCGGGCAAAGTACTCCTGCCCCGCTGAAGTCACAAGAGTGGTCGGTGCAATGATATCCACGCCGTTGCGCCTGACGGTCCTCAGCGCAACTTCAAATAGCCCGAGTTCAAGGGACATCTGGGTTGGCGTGTTCCAAGTTGCGCCAATCGAGCCGAGATAACCACTTGCTCGCAGCCAGCTGAAAAGCCTGTTGCGTCCCATGTGGGGCACGCCGCACTTGGAGAGGCCGTCGGCAAGCTCGCCGACGGTGACACACTTTTGACTAGGCATAGCTAGCTCCTCCATTTCCCGACAATGTGTCGGAATCGTGGAGAAAGCAGATACTTTCCCGTAACGCATATAGAATGGTCTGTACACAGTCGGAGGGTATCTGCCCTCTCCGTGGGCTTTCGGGGCAGCAACCTCGAAAGCCTGTTCTTTATAAAAGGGCAGCACTTGTTTATGCGATGACACATTGACATCGCGGCCTGCTCAGCTCATAGGCACCACCTCCCTCAAGTTTCGTTTGCACGTCCGTTAGCTCCTCTTCAGTTGCGATTTGTACTGGTCGATAAGATCCTGTCGCCTTGGAAGCGATTTGATCATTTCCATCCATTGCTCTGAAGAAGAGCCATTCGCCTTCTGATAGACACCCCTGCGCCCAGACTTGATCGCTCCGCATTCCGATAGAGCGAGAAGAACGACGTTCTTCTCGTAGTCCTTGAAGTCACCTCCGATATCCTTGACTTTGATCTCCCCAACGCTATCGAGAAGCTTCCGAGCCTCAACACTAATCCCCTCGACCCTATCGAGGGGAATCCTCTTCCTATATAGCCCACCGTTTCTAGCATTCCCGTACTTCATAAGAGATGTGCCCTCGCAGAAGAAGACCGCGTTTCCATTTTCTATCGGTTCTGTTGGGGTGCTGTCTGTCACAACCTCTTCCTTGGGGGGGTTCTTCCCTCGTCGCATGACTCGCAGTTGCAGTGTTCGCTGTAGGAGGAATCGCGACATTAAGCTTATCTAGCAACGCAAGCTTCTTAATGAAGTTGTCTCCCTCTGAAATGAGCTCTACGACCTGAGCCATAGACTCCGTATTATGGCTCTTGGAGGACCTTGAAAGAAGGTCTCCGAGAAGACCGATGGCCTCCCCGACTTTCTCCTGTGGTTCGTTCATTTTGCCTCCCTCCTTAGCCCGCCTATTCCGATAACCCTATCTTAGTAGTCCGCGTCCAAAAGTCAAGTCTGCGTCTACAAATTCTGCGTCACGGAATAATTCGGTTTAGAGCACGACAACTCCGACATGGCTCATAAAGGGGATTTCTTAGGTGATCGTGGCACTTTAATATGCGATTTACCAGTGCAAACGCTTTGAGAGTCACCCTAAGGCTCTGTTCCTAGATACCTGGACCAGAAACTCATGGGATTGTTGCTTGCGCATGCTGTCGCCTGCTTGCGCAGAAAGGTTGCCGTCCGGCGCACGAAGCGCAGGACGAGCACTGCGCCACTTTCATTTTTGGGCAATTCCTGCGCGTCTGCTTGCATCGCATACCTCTGCTAGTGGCCTAGAACGTGGTCGGAAAAATGAAGCAGACCCCCACCCCACAGGGCGAGGGCCGTGTGACGATACCTCTCAATCGTGATTGGAAAAGTGGGCTAGAACCTGCCGTCGTTCAATGCCTCCTGCAGGGCCTTCGTGGTCCATGCGCCCCAGTCCCCGTCGATGCTGTGGGAGTAGTAGCCGCGGTCGGCGAGGTACTGCTGGAGCGCCACGACCGAGTAGTGGACGAAGTCCCCGTCGATGCTGCGTGAGTAGTAGCCGAGGTTGCGCAAGGTACTGCTGCATCGCGGTCTTCGACAGCCTGCGCCAGTCACCGTCGACGAGGCACCCGAGGTAGTATCCATGCCCCTGCATGCAGGCTTGCGTGGCCTTGGCCGTCAGCGGGCCGAAGTCCCCGTCTACGATGAGCGACGTGGCCACGGGCGTGACGGTAGCACCGTCCCTGCCGCCGTCGCCGTAGTCCGGCACGATGACCACGAACACGTCCTCCCAGGCGCGCGTGCGTCTCCCAACGCTGTTGCTGACGTTACCCTCGATGGTCTGCAGGGAGCTGCCGAGGTCTGCCTCCACGACGCCGACGTGGTCGGCGTTGCCGTTCTTGTCCCAGTCGAAGAGGACGATGTCGCCCGTCTGCGCCTGGGACTTGTCCGGGCGGACGGCCCCCGCCGCCACGGCCCTCGCCTGGATGGTCGGGCAGTAGGTGTGGGGCAGCCCCGCGCACGAGACCCCCCGCCTGCTGCATGACCCACGAGGCGAACGCCGCGCACCAGTACTGCCCGGTCCACTCGCCGCCTACGATGGCGGACCAGTACCGGTCCCCTCCGATGGTGCCGACCTGCCCCTGGGCGATGGACGCCACGTCCCCCCTGCTACTCATGGACGGTCACGTCCAGCGGGGGCTCCACGTCCTCGGGGTCGGATACCGTCAGCGCCGCCAGCATCTCGTCCGCCACGTCCGAGATCTCGATGCTCGTCACATCCGCGCAGGTCTCGTCCGCCATGGCCTACGCCTCCTGGTTCGTCTTCGCGAGGGGGCTCGTGCCCTCCTCGACCTCCGGCACTCCGGCGACGGACGTGAGAAGCGACACGACGACTGCGGTCGCCACGACGAACGCGATCTGCCCCCAGTCGAGGGACGTGATCGCCACGGCCCCGGATCCGATGAGCGCGATGGCCGTCTGGGCACCGGTCTTGACGGCCCTTACGCACGCCGCCACGATCCACCTCTTGAGCTGTTCCCTGGTCATGTCTGTCCCCTTCCTTGTCTGGGCACCCCGCATGGGCGCCCGCCGCTAGCCCCTCATTCGGTTGCCGCCACGACGCGGTCGTCGCATCGGTGCTCTATGCGCTCGACGCGCCGGTCGATGTCGGCCGCACGCGCCTCGAGCGACGTGATGCGACCGGCGTGGTCGTCCATCTTCACCTCGATGCGCGCCAGACGCCTGTCGGTCGACGTGGTGGCCTCCTCGATGCGGATGAGGCGGTCCCGATCCTCGTCGTGCGACGAGCGCCCGCCGCGCCATAGCTGGATCGCTCCGAAGGTCATCATCACGGCGCTCACGACGAGCGCCAGCATGGTCAGCATGTCTCGAAGCTCGAACACCTTCACCTCCGGTCGTCCCCCGCGTCAAGCGAGATGGTATCTGTGGCGTGAGATATGGATGCTGCTACGACACTCCCCACACCTGGATCGAGTCGTATTGGGATGCGGTCTTGGCCATGACCGACGAGCCTGAGTGGTAGACGCTTGCGCAGTAATATGTCGGCTCTGCCCCATAGCACGAAATGAATTGCGCGCCGACATCAGTCGCGTGCGCTACGAAGTCTTCCATCGGAACCACGGTGCTCGCTAGCGCGCGCCACGACCCCGACGTGCCACATTCGATTACGAGCGCGCCATACCTATCCGTTAGAGTGCTTGGGCCAATCGTCGCGATGGTGGTCCAGCTCGTCGATGTGGTCTGACCGAGCATCGTCCATAGCCCATGTGAGCGACCGCTCTTTGTGGCCACGGTCCCGATGACGTAGCTCACGTGGTCGAAGGTCTCCACAATCGCCATGTCCCCAGGTGCTGCGTCGCAGGCGGAGGTGAGCGACCTTACCCCGTAGAGCATCTGCGGGCGTTCCGACGTGCCGCGGTTGAGCGTCATGGACCCGTCGGACGCCACGGATACCACGGTCGCCTCCGTGCGTGACACCGAAGGTCCCTGTGCGTCGCGCGAAATCCTCGCGACCGCGTCGGCCATCATCCTCGAGAGTGACTGCTCGCTGATCTCCATCTCACCTCTCCCAGCTCTTGAGCTCGGCCTCGACGTGGCAACCGGCGACGAGGGAGAGCGTCTGCGTCCTGACCTCGAACTTCCCCGTGACCGCCCCGGTCGCGTATCGCAAGGTCACGGCGTCGTCCACGGCCACGGGCACGTAGACGTGCGACATGGTCACGCGCCTGATGACCGCCTGGCCCTGCCTGAGCAGCGTCGCCGCCTGGGCGTCCGCCTCCGGCTGTCCCCCGTCGGGAAGCTCCGAGTACGAGTAGCCCTTCGTGATGGCGCGGCCGACGGAGACGGTCGAGTACTCGCTGGACGGGTCCGTGTCCCACGCCTCCCCGACGACCCTCGACCCCTCGCCCGAGTAGACGCACACGACGTGGTTCGCCACCCCGGAGGTGTCCCTCTCGTCGGTCATGTCGCGGAGGAACTTCGCGCTCGGGCCCTCCTCGAAGGCCCACGAGACGGGACGGTCGGCGAGCTGTGCGTATCTGCGGAAGACGATCCTGCCCATCGGGTCCGTCCGCGCCCCCCAGAAGCCGGCGATGCCGAGGAGGTCGTTTACCATGTCGAGCTTCGTGTCCCCCACCGACGAGTCGCTCCTCTCGCCGATGCCGTAGGTGCGCACGCGCGAGGTGACGCACGAGCTCGCGTCCGACACGACCTCGAGCCCCATCTGCTCGCACACGTCTCGTGCCGCGGAGACCACGTTCGTGCCGGCCGCGATGGTCACCGGGCTCGCGAAGCCGTCGTCGTAGAGCTCCTGCAGCCTGCCGGTCAGGCTGAGCCTGGAGGTCGAGTAGCGGCCGTGGACGTCCCGTGACGGCATCGACGGCACGAACGTCCCCAGGGCTACGTCGCGCGACTCCCCTCCCGGCCACTCCTGCGCCATGCGGATGCGCACGAGGTCGCGCCCGAGGTCGAGCCTCCCCACGACGTTCACGGACGCCCGCTCGTAGACGCGGGTGTCCGCGTTGCGCTCGATTGACCCTCCCCTGAGGACGGGGATGTCCCCGACCTCGAGCCCGGTCGAGCGCGACACGCGGACGAACCGGTAGGTCGTGACGGCACTCCTGCGGGTCCATACGTCGTCAGCCAACGGGGTCCTCCCATACGCACTCGGTGAACGTCACCGACGCCTTCCAGGTGTCGAACG